CGGGGTGGCAAACTGGCAGAAATAGTCGAAACAGGCGGATTGATACATGACGAAACGGACAGGGAAGAGCCGCCAGAGCGAGTCGCCGAGACCGTGGCCGACGGAGAACTCAGAGAGATAGGAGGGAAGCTTCTCGAGATGGGAACCATCATCGAAAGAGATGGCCAGTTTGGCGAAGAGAGCGAGGGGGGAGCGGACGACACCTTCGGGGCCTACGTAGTATCCGCAGAAGAGACCGTAAGGGGAGAGCTCGGTCTTGAACTGGAGATGGACAAGGAGGGAGACAGCGGCCCAAAATGGGGAAGTCGGGGGTTCGGAGTCGATGAGGGAGTCGTCGCCGGAGATCATGACGCCCTGATCAGTCACCTGATACTTCAAGTAAATGATCGCCAGGTTGTAGTCAGAGTTATCGTCGTAAGTGCCGGGCTCGCCAGTCAGACGCATGCATGTTAAGGGTCCGAACTGGGTTTCGATGCTGGTCTTGATGGTGAAGTGCAAGTCAATAAGATTTTCAGGAATGTTGAGACGTTGCATTTTCTTCACTTCGAACAGGACGGCTTCACCATGCTGCGACTGATCGAAGGAGGTGTAGTCGTTCGTGAGATGGACGGAGGGGGTGAGGTGAGCCTGACACCACTGAGAAAGCTCGAACGGAGTGTGACCGGCGTGGATGTAGATGTTGGCGGGACGGTCAAGGTCGTCGAAGTGACGCTGATATTTCTTGACGGGGCCAAGAGCCAGGATGATAGCGTCATGCATCAGAGCGAGCGTCTGACAAGCTTTCCAGGAGCCGAAGAGTGAACCTTCATTCACTTTGTGCTGTGTTTTCGCAAAGATGCGGACGACAGAGTACCGCCAGTCGGGATCGGAGCGAAAGGCGTTGGCCATGATTATCGATTGGGTCTTGGAGGTTAGCTGGGCAAACTCATTCAAATTGATGCATTCGGCAAAGAGAACGGGATCAAAAGGGACTCGGCGGTTTGGGTTCCTGCGATAAGCTCGACAGTGAGCTTCGTAAAGGAGCTGGGCGAGGAGTTGATCATTGGAGTTTGGTTTATAGGGGTGGCGGGAAGGACGAAAACGGAGACGTTTCTTAATAGAAGCGGGCAGTAGAGTCGGATCATGTTTGGAAGAGTGCCGAGGGGCGAGGAGAGAGAGAGGCTGAGGCGCCAGAGCATTTGGGAGGTTCAGCCAGGGAAATTGGTTGGAGGTCTGGTCCCGATGGATTATTTCTTTAGAAGAAGGATCCAGAGCCGGCATGAAATTGGAGGCGAGAGAGCGGAAGTCGATGCCGGGGTAGACGGGCTCAATGGGAGCCGGGGTGTAAGGATACGGCACCGTCGGGGGAGCTGGGGTGGAAGGCAACGCGGAAGGGGTGTCAAAATGAAGAGGGAGCCGGGATTCTGGAAGGAAGTGGGTGGAGATCTGAGGGGCGTTGGTGGAACCATCGCCGAGAAGAATAGGGGTCGTGAGAACGACGGAGTCGGTGTTGTTGGGATCGTTGGCTGAGGCAGTGGGGCCAAGAGGAAAACACTGGTGAGCGTTCACCCGAGACTGAAAGTTAGGAACGATCGGAGAGGGGGAGAGAGATCGAGAGACACTGGGGAAGACAGAGGGATCTGGGAAAGGACTGGGGACGAA